CAATCATCAAATGAATCATGACCACCAGGAACGTAATCTTGGTAACCAGCTCTGTAATTGAAATCTCTAAGAATAGAAGGATCAATTCTACGCTTTAAAGCATGTCTATTGAAGTGAATTCCAACGTGACCATCTTTAGGGTACCACATTTGAACTACATCAGTTTGATCAGCAAGTCTGTCGATCATTCTAAGTGTGTATCCACCAAGATCAGAAGCTTTAGCTCTAGAACCATCAACGTTGTCCCAACCGTGTTTCGTCATATGAACAGTAGGGAAGATTAATGTAACTCTATCAGCATCATGTAATACCCAGTCAGAATCAGAAGCATCGAACAAATCTCTAATAATCTTGTTAAGATCGCGAGTCTTATTGATCGCTGTACGCATAGTAGCTGAATATTTGTCGTTATCTGTAAATCTCTTAGCCATATTAACCTCTCTTTTTGATTGTTTATATGTATATTATACCAAACAGGGAGGAAAAGTACATGTTTTTTTGCACTTTTTTCGATAATTTTTTAGATAGTAAAGCGCGTTTACTATTCGTTTTTTAGATAGCTATAGCTTATCAGCTATTTCTTTTATTGATTTAGCAAGAGTATTGTATTTAAATTCCCAATGTTCACTTACTCCAAGCTCATTTTCATATAGCTCTTTATAATTTGGTTTCTTTTTAAACATCTCTTTTATCTTCTGAAACATAGTATTTCCTATTTAAAATCACTAAAGTCGAGTTTATCTTTTTGTGGTGCAGCTGGGGTTGTATTCTCGATTAAGGTTTGTGCATTCTCTTCTGCATCAAATAACTTCATACGAGCTCTATCAATACCAATAACAAATCTTCGATAAGATGTTGGATCGTTATATCGATTCTTTAATTGTTTGACCATAATTTGACCAAGACCTTCAAGTTCTTCGTTACTGATCAGAGCAAACATTAAATCTGCTGTAGCTGGTAAACCAAATGATTCTGATGTATCTTCAAGACCAACATCAGAATTAGAATAACCACTACGTGTTGTTTGTGTTGCTGATACGATTGGTACATTAAATTCAACTGAAAGACCACGTAATTCTTCGGCAATTGACTTAATATATGAATAAGAATTAATAGCACCACCCATACCTTTCATTCTCGATGATGCACAGATATTAAGATAATCGATAAAGATAATATCTGGTGTAAAATTCTTTTTCAGTTTGAGTTCTTTTAAGAGTGCTCTAAAATGACCAGCATGTGCAGATCCAGTTGGATATTCTTTAATAATAAGTTTACCAATTGTTTTCTTTGCAATACTTTCAATCTTTGTATCATATGTTACCTTATCAATCTTTTCAAGTTGATCGATAGGCATATTCATTAGGTTAGCATCGATACGTTCAGCAATACGTTCTTCTGCCATTTCCATTGTAATATACAAAACATTCTTGCCTTGTGTAAGAGCCGAAGCACCAACATGACACATAAACAATGATTTACCTACACCTGTACCTGCAAGTGCAATATTCAATGTCTTACGTGGTAGACCACCTTTTGTAATCTTATTAAAGTAATCTAAATCGAATGGTAGACGATCTTCTTCTTTATGATAGAAATCATATCGCTCATCTGAATTATTAATATAATCATGACCAATATTCTGATCAAAATTAACTGAAAGAGCATCAGATAAGATTTCAGGAATAGCATTCTGTGTCATATCAGATTTGCCATCAATAATCTCAATAGATTTCATAATAGCAAGAAATACTGATCGATCTTGGCAGAACTTTTCAGTATTTTCGAGAAGCCAATCCATATCAACTTGTTCAGCACGTGTCACTTCATTGACTAAATGACTTGCAGCTTCAAATTTTTCAGGAGAAATTTTACCATTATCGAGTTCTATAATCATAGATTCTCGACTTGGCATTTTATTATATTTACTTACGTAATTTACAAGTTGATCGAAGACAACACGATGGTCATCTTCAAAATATTCTTTCTTTAAGTAAGGTATTACTCGTCTTGTAAACTCTTCGTTAGTGAAGAGATTTCTTAGTATTGTCGTCTGTATCGTTGGTTGCATCTTCGCCTATTTTAAATTTACCACTATCAAAAGCATCTGTTATAATATGTTCTAATACTGCACCGAGATAATTATTAAATTCTTCGGATTCAATTAGTTCTTTCTCATCATATTCTGCACTATCAATAATATTGTATTGATAAGATAAAACACCATCGTTTGATTCTGTTTCTTTTACACTTACCTTACCATATTCATATAGTACATCTTTATATTTAGTCTTTAAACGAACTGCCCAATTTTCAGACATTTCGTTCTCAGAAAAAGTATAATCATCAAAGGTTATATTATACACTGTTTTATTCCTCTTGTACAATATCGCCATCAATCATTGACTTATGACCAATTGTATATTGAGACTTGATAAATTCTTGGAATTCTTTGTCTTCTAATATCGGCGTCCAGAACTCAGGTAGAAGCGTCTCTTTAAGTCGAACTTTTGGTTCAACCAATTCACCAGTGCTACGATCAACACGGCAATACCAACCATTGGAAGGCTTAGAAGCCCAGCCACCAGCAAGAGCGATATCCAAAAGGCCACTATAAGTTTCGATACCACCTTCCCAAGAAACTGAGACAGGGATCTTAGATTTTTCTTTAACATATCTTGATTTCTCCACATTAATGATAAAGTCGTAACCTACAATATCTGTACCTTCTTTATTTTGACGACGACCTAAAATCCAAATATTATCAGCTGAGTAGTAAATACCTGTACCACCACCAACAACATCTTTAGGGAATAATCCAATCTCTTTGTAAGTATGATTCACAGCAAGAAGTGGAATATTTTTCATTGTAAGATAAGGAGTTACCATTCTAAATAAACCTTTCAAAGCTTTTGCACGAGACATATCTGCAACAGATTTCTCATTCAAAGCATCTTCGAGTTCTTTCTTTGAAGCTAAGTTACCGATTGAATCGATAACGATTACAACCTTATCACCTCTATCGATATTATCGAGTTGAGAAACAAGATCGAATTTGAGTTGTTCTACATCTGTAATAGGTGTATGTAAAACACGATTGACATCAATACCAAATGTTTCGAAGTATGATTGTGGAGAACCAAACTCTGAATCATAAAATAACATAACAGCATCATCATATTTCTTCATATATGCACTTGCCATAAGCAAAGCAAATGATGTCTTAAAGTGTTTTGATGGACCAGCAAGTACTGTCAATCCAGGTGTTAAACCACCATCTAGAGAACCAGAGAGTGCAACATTAATCATTGGCACTTCAGTTGCGATCATATCCTTTTCAGAGAAAAGAACAGAATCAGAAAGAATAGCAGTATCTTTAATCTTACTATTCTTTTTTAGTTTATCCATTATAGACATATAATATTTCTCCAATTATAAAACTACAAGGTATATTATACCATAAAGTCTTCGAGTTGTACACTAGTTTCTCTAGTTTTTGGCTCAAATTTTTGTGTCCAATCTATCTCAGACACTCTTTGTTTATACTCATCTACAGACATATTGTTTTGTTCTAAAACCCAATAATCTGATGGATGTTTATTTACTTCATTAAAAGATTCAACAAGACCTAATCTTAACATAGCTTCTTGTCTACCTTTCGGATGATCTTTAATATTAGATGTTGACCATAATGTGTCTCTATCTAAATGTGCATAATGTTTAGTAGGTTGAACATAGTTCTCAACCCAACGAATAAAGTCACAAGCAACATCTTCAAGATTATATGCTAATCCACCAGTGTCTTTTTCTGCTTGCATCATTACCGAATCTAAAAATTCTTGTGGTTTCATTCCAGCTGGTTTTTCGGCTAGATATGAAATACATTCTACTGCGTTTGATCCATAAAAGAACATTGATTCTTTATGTATAAGATGAGGGAACCAATCAGCAATATCTGCAAGAAATGCAGCATAATGAAACCAATATACTCTATAGCCATTAGTTTTGCTCCAGTTCTCTAGCCATGACATCATTTCTCTGAATGAATGTTGTTTCCCATCTATAAACGAAGTAAATTCACGAATCATTCCAGGGAGGATGTGCTTCATCCAATATTTTCCAGGTTTGATGCCTGATGCTGCCAAGTTTTCGGGCAGCTTAGGAAATGCTGCTATCTGATAGCCAACAGATGTGAACATTGGTTTTTCATACGAATAGATGATATCAGCCATCTCTTCAATAGTATCACCTTGCCACAAATCAAATAAAACACTATTGTGATATCCTGAAGGAATGGTTGCATAATTAATTGCAGATCCAGTAATACGATGAACCATAAAAATATATAACCATTCTTCGAGTCCATATCGTTTACGTTGTGTATCCCAACAATTGATTATAATACTACGTTCTTTCCATGGTTTTTGATTTTGCATCTTCTCATAATATGGATGATCAGATGATGAACCATAGAAACAGTCATGAATAATTTGAGAGAAACCAGCATACGATCTTTCAACTACATCATAGAGATATACGTTGTTCATAAGAGGATCGACAGTTGAAGTCGCTGGATCTTGCCAACCTAGGTTTGTTTTACCTTGTTGGTCTTTTGCTAAATTGTAATATCTTAAGAATTCGTCGTAATATTTAGTTGGCTGCATTCTTTTTCCAATCTCTATATGAATCTATACGATCATATATTGTTTCATCATGTAGTTCAGGTTCTTTGCCGACATTCCAAAATAGAATATCTTTATCACTGTTCTTTGGAATATACTTCCAAACTTTTCCATCATAAGTATCTATATTAGGAAAAGGCGGCAA